AAGTTGTTGGTATTAAGACAAGAGTACAAGTAATCAAGAACAGAATGGGCCCACCACTAAGGGCAGTTGATTTTGATATCTACTTTGATAGAGGAATTGACAAGTATGGTTCTTGGTTAAGTATGATGAAAACTTACAAATTGGTTAAACAAGGTGGGGCGTGGTATACATGGGTTGATGAATCTACAGGTGAAGAAATCAAGTTCTTGGCTAAGGATTTTGAAAAACTATTGGAAACACGACCAGAGGTTAAAGAGGAATTATATAATCAGATATGTGATGCATACATCTTAGGGTATAAAGAAGCTGAGAGTAATGCTAACATAGATTCAACAGAATTTGATGGTAATGAATAGTAATTACAAAAGAATGTTTGAAAATTTATCTAATACATCCAATGGTGATGTAAATGATAAAGTTATGATTGTGGATGGTCTAAATATGTTCATTAGAGTATTTGGGGCAGTTCCTACTTTAAACGATGATGGTGAGCACGTAGGAGGGGTAACAGGTTTTCTGTTATCCCTTGGTGCTCTCATTAGAAAAAACAAACCAACACGAGTATTAGTTGTATTTGATGGTAAGGGTGGTTCACATCGTAGAAAGAAAATGTATAAAGGTTACAAGGAAGGTAGAACTGGTCTAACTAAGGTAAACCGATTGGCTGGTTATGAAGACTTGGAAGACCAACAAAAATCAATGAAAAATCAGTTTAGATTGTTGATTAAGTATTTAGATTTACTACCACTTGATTTATGTTATATTGACTACGTTGAGGCCGATGATGTAATGGCTTATGCTGCTAGACACATTTTCAAGAAAGAAGTTATGATAGTTTCATCTGATAAAGATTTCTTACAATTAGTTGATGATAGAATTTCAGTATATCAACCAACTAAAAAGAAATGGATGTACAAAGATGATGTAAAAGAGTTGTATGGTGTTCCATCACATAACTTGGTATTTTATAGAATATTTGATGGTGATAAATCAGATAACATACCGGGTGTACGTGGTGTAGGGCCGAAAACAATACTAAAAAAACTAACATTTCTTCAGAATGAAAAATTAGATTTGGATTCTGTAATGGAAAATATCTCTAACTTGGATGATGAAAAATTGAAAAATAAGATATTAGAAAAAAAGGATGTATTAGAGTTGAATTATAACCTAATGCAGTTATCAGAACCTGATATAGCATCATCCATAAAATCAAATGTACGGCAGATTGTAGAGTCACCAATAACACAACTAAACTCATTTCAGTTTAAAAAGGAGTTTATGATAGATAAGTTGTATACTGCTTTTAAAAATATAGAAAGTTGGTTGGTTAATACTTGGTCTGATTTAGACACTTACTCAAAACAAACTAAAAAATAATTTGGTTTTCTAAGAATTATTTCGTATATTAGATTTATGGATAAATTTGGAAGTAAATTCGGAACATCATTTCAGTTAAAGATTATATCAGCGTTACTCTCTGATAAGATATTCTTTAAAACAGTATATGATATCATCAAACCAGAATACTTTGATTCTGACTCAAATGAGTGGATACTTAGAACTCTATCATCACATTTTGATAGATATGAAAAGTTACCAACATTGGATGTGTTCAAAGTTGAATTGGATAAGGTAGATAGAGATATCTTAAAAGTATCTGTTGTTGATAATCTTAAACAAATTTGGAATAGTTTAGATTCAGAAGATTTGGATTATGTTAAATCTGAAACGATTGAATTTTGTAAGAATCAAGAAGTAAAGAATGCAATATTAGAATCTGTTGGTTTATTACAAGAGGGTAAGATTGAACAAATAAAGACAAAGATTGATTCGGCTATGAAAGCTGGACAAGATACTAATGTAGGACATGATTACAAAGAGGATATTGTAGACCGATATGAATCGACTGTAAGAGATGTTGTACCTACAGGTTGGGATGTGATTGATGAGTTAGTTGATGGTGGTTTTGGTAAAGGTGAGTTAATAATATTCGCGGCACCGCCAGGTATTGGTAAATCGTGGGCTTTAGTGAACGTTGGTATGTCAGCAGTAAGGGCTGGTAAAACTGTGGTTCATTACACTTTGGAATTGAATGAGGGTTATGTAGGACAAAGATATGATGCAGTTCTAACAGGTATACCAGTTCCTAATCTAAAGTATAATATAGATGAGGTTACACGACAAGTTAAAAACCTAAAGGGTGAGTTAATAGTAAAATACTGGCCTACCAAAACCGCATCAATAAACTCTATTAGAGCTAGTTTGGATAAACTTAAACTACAAGGTAAGACACCTGATATTATAATCATAGATTATGCTGATTTGATAAAGGGTAATAGTAGAAGAGAGAGACATGAAGAGTTGGAGGAAATTATGGAATCTTTGAGAGGATTGGGTGGTGAATATGAATGTCCAATATTTACAGCATCACAAATAAATAGAAGTGGTGCAGATGATGATATCATTACAGGTACTAAAATCGCAGGTTCATTCTCAAAGTTGATGACCGCTGACTTTGTAGTATCACTTAGTAGAAAGATTGAGGACAAGTTAGCAGGAACGGGTAGATGGCACGTTATCAAGAATAGATTCGGGCCTGATGGAATGACTCTACCATCAAAAGCCAATATGTCAACGGGTGTAATTCAGATATATTCTTCACAATCGGCTAATGGTAAACAAACCCAAAACGATATGAATAAAGGGGAGAGTTTAGTAAGAAAAAATTTATTATCGAAATATAACGAATTCAAAGGTGATATAAGTTTTTAATCAGTATTTATAAACACCTATCATAAAAAAAATACAAAAAGGAATAATAATGGCAGAACTATTTAAAGAAAGAATCCCATTTAAACCATTTGAATTTCCAATATATTACACAGAAGGTTGGTTAAAACAAGCACAGGCATTTTGGTTACATACTGAAATACCTATGCAAGGTGATGTAAAAGATTGGAAAGAAAATCTAAGTGATTCAGAAAAAAACTTAGTTGGTAACATACTATTAGGATTCGCTCAAACAGAATGTGCGGTATCAGATTATTGGACTACGATGGTAACTAAATGGTTTCCTAAACATGAGATAAAACAAATGGCTATGATGTTTGGTTCACAAGAAACCATTCACGCAACGGCATATTCATACCTAAATGAAACATTAGGTTTAGAGGATTTTGAGGCTTTCTTACATGAACCTGCTATAGCTGAAAAGTTTGAACTGTTAACACAGACTAACGCAGAATATACCCATGAGGATTTAGAAAAATCAGCTGAGGCTAGAAAGGAGGTGGCACGTTCATTAGCCATATTCTCAGCGTTTGCAGAGGGTGTATCGTTATACAGTTCATTTGCTGTATTATATTCGTTCCAACTTAGGAACTTACTAAAAGGTATTGGTCAACAGATGAAATGGTCTGTTAGGGATGAATCACTACATTCTAAGATGGGATGTCAATTATTCAGACATATGTGTCAAGAGTACACAGATTTAAAAGAGAATGTAAAACCACACGTTTACACTGCGGCGAAACTTATTATTGAGTTAGAGCATAATTTCATAGATAAAATGTTTGAAATGGGTGATTTGGAAAATTTAAAGAAATACGATTTGAAAAACTTTATCATAAAGAGAGTTAATGAAAAGTTAGGTGAGTTGGGGTATAATCCATTTGCAGGTGGTGATGATTATTTTGAATACGATGAAAAGTCATCAGAAAATCTTGATTGGTTCTACCATTTGACTGGTGGTGTAACACATACTGATTTCTTCGCGTTAAGACCTACTGATTATAGTAAAGCAGGTGAAGGTGATGATTGGGATGATATATTTTAAATTATAAAAACAATAAGTTATGAATTTTGATGAGTTAGTAAGTAATGTTTTAGAATGGGCATCTGAAAAGGGTATTTTAAAACCTGAAAATTCAAGTAAACAGATGTTAAAGGTTATGGAAGAAGTTGGTGAAACCGCAGGTGCATTAGCTAAAAATGATGAGGTTGAATTGAAAGATGGTATTGGTGATTCATTTGTAACACTAATCATATTAGCATCACAATGTGGATTTGAACCAAGTGAATGTTTAGAATCTGCTTGGAATGAAATTAAAAATAGAAAAGGTAAAACAATTAATGGTATCTTTATAAAGGACAATTAGAGAATGCAAAAATTATTAGATGAGTTAAATTGGAAACGAGGTGTTGATATACCTGAATGGGGATGTAATGAAATCTACATTAAAACAATATCAAACGGATATCTTTTATCAGGTGAAACACCAAAGGATGCGTATTGGAGAGTATCAACGACTGTAGCTAGACGTTTAAATAAACCACAGATGGCTTCCAAGTTTTTTGATTATATTTGGAGGGGTTGGTTGTGTTTAGCCACACCTGTACTATCAAACACAGGTACAGATAGAGGGTTACCAATAAGTTGCTTTGGTATTGATGTGGCTGATTCAATTCAAGATATTGGAACTAAGAACTTAGAGATGATGTTACTTGCTAAACATGGTGGTGGTGTTGGTGTTGGTATTAACATGATTAGACCCGCAGGTTCTAATATCAGTCAAAACGGTACATCAGATGGTGTTGTACCATTCGCTAAGATTTATGATTCTACAATCCTTGCTACAAATCAAGGGGCTGTAAGACGAGGTGCCGCTAGTGTAAACCTAAATATTGAACACGATGATTTTGATGATTGGTTAGAGATTAGAGAACCGAAAGGTGATGTAAATAGACAATGTTTAAATTTACACCAATGTGTTATAATAGGTGATAAGTTTATGAGAAAACTTGAAATGGGTGATAGAGAAGCTCGTAGAAGGTGGACAAAGGTATTACAGAAAAGAAAGGCAACAGGTGAACCTTATATCATGTATAAGGGTAATGTCAATAAACAGAATCCAGAACCATATAAGAAAAATGGGTTAAAAGTCTATATGACTAATATCTGCTCTGAAATAGCACTACATACAGATGAAAACCACTCATTCGTATGTTGTCTTTCATCATTAAATATATCTAAGTATGATGATTGGAAAGATACAGATTTAATATATACAGCCACTTATTTTTTAGATGGTGTATTGGAAGAGTTCATCCAAAAGGCAAAACATATGAGAGGTTTTGAAAACTCAATACGTTCAGCTGAAAAAGGTAGAGCACTTGGATTGGGTGTACTTGGGTGGCATACATATCTACAACAAAAAGGAATCGCATTTGATTCATTATTAGCACAATTTGAAACTCGTAAAATATTTTCACAAATGAAAATAGAATCACAACAGGCGAGTATGGATATGGCTGAAGAGTATGGTGAACCACTTTGGTGTGTTGGTAGTGGATATAGAAACTCACATCTGAGGGCTATCGCTCCAACTGTATCTAACTCAAAGTTAGCAGGAAATGTATCACCAGGCATTGAACCTTGGGCGGCAAATGTATTTACTGAACAAACATCAAAGGGTACTTTCATTAGGAAAAATAAAGAGTTGATAAAAGTTCTAAGAAAAGTTGGAATTAACAACAAAGATACTTGGGATAAAATATTAGCTGATGGTGGTTCTGTTCAAGATATCAAAGAGTTAGATAATTGGGTGTATCATAATGGGAAACTTATTGATATTAGTGATGAAGATGCATCTAAAATAGATTCTATTTTAGTTGATGCTACTAAATGTGATAAGGTAAAGGATGTATTTAAAACATTCAAAGAGATTAATCAATTAGAGTTAGTAAAACAGGCAGGTGTACGGCAACAATACATCGACCAATCAGTATCACTTAATCTAGCATTTCCTGCTCAAGTTACACCAAAATGGATGAATCAAGTTCATATGGAAGCTTGGAAACGAGGTATAAAAACACTTTACTACATGAGAACTGAATCTGTTCTACGTGGTGATATAGCATCACAGGCAATGAATCCAGAGTGTTTATCTTGTGATGGATAAATTTGGATAATTCAAAAAAGTTTTGTATATTGAAAAAAAGTTATAGACGTATGGGTTTGAAAGGTGAATTACACCCACAACATAAACTTACTGAGAAGCAGGTTAGAACCATTAGAAAGTTGTGGCATATCGGACATAGAAACATACGAGTTCTTGCTAAAAACAATGGGGTATCTACATCTAACATTCGTAAGATAGTTAACAATCAGACATGGACTCATATTTTATTTGGTGAATTTGATAAATATCAATAATGAAAGAATTAGGTAAACATTATTGTGATATATCTAAAGTGCATATAGCACCAATAGCAAAACCGATAGCAAAGGATATGATAATTAAGTATCATTATTCGCATGCTTGGACAATGTGTAGATACGCTTTGGGTGTTTACTACAAAACTGATAACGTAGATGTATTAGGTAATTCAGATAAGTTGATAGGGTGTATTATATATGGATATCCTGTTGGTAGGTCGGCAGTGAAGTCTGTTATTGATGGTTTGGAAAAGGATGAGTGTTTAGAACTAACACGATTGTTTATACACGATGGTTATGGTTCAAATATAGAATCATATGTAATGGGTCAGAGTTTCAAGTGGTTGAAAAAAAACGCTCCAAAAATAAAGATGTTGATTTCTTATTCTGATTCAGAACAAGGACATCTTGGAAGAATCTATCAAGCAACGAATTGGTTATTCCAAGATACATCACAAATACAACTGATGCCAAACTTTGGTATATCATTAACTAAAGACCCTTATAATTGGATACATTCAAGAACTGTATTTTCAAAATGGGGTTCGCATAATTTAGAAAAGCTAAAATTGGGTATAGGTAAGGATGGATATTCTGAATTTTGGAGAAAGAAAGAAGCACCTAAAAATAGATACATTCAGATATTAGGTCAAACTAAAGGAGAAACTAAGAAGTTAAAATCAAAATTGAAGCACAAAGTTTATCCTTATCCAAAGAACTTAGAAGATTATTTACCAAAGATAGAACATTATGAAACTATCGAATCAGAAAATAAAGTAAATTTTTGGTAGTTTAAAAAATATTTCGTATATTTGTAAAACATTAAAACT